AATAAAATAGAATAGACTACTTACTGTTATTCAGTAGCCTATTCTTTGGTTGCTTGTCAGCATTATTAAATATAGTTTTAGAGATACGTGCGAGTTCTCGTTCCTATTGTTTTAGTAAAATGCTATATAAACTATATGAAATAGTTAAAGTCGACTTATGAATTAGGGTTCATAAGGTCGTTTAGTGTAGTTAAGCAACCATTTACAATGATGAAATTCTTTTTCATAACGATAAATGTTTAATTAATTAGTAATATAATTGTATGATTAACAATCACTTAGGTAATAAGTGATGAGGATGTGCATAAGAGTACATTTATACAAAATGAACACTATGCATGGTTCAGGATTAATAAAAAACCCTCCGAAGAGGGTTAATGTTAATACGCAAAGTCAACTTCTTTACCTTTGGCAATAGACCAAGGTTTACCGTCAATCACACCATTTGCGTCACGTAACGCAACAAACTGTGCAACAGTGAACGTCTGTGTATTAGGGTCTATCCCTGCCTTTACAACGTGTGCTTGTATTCTGGCTGAGATAAATCTACCCTCCCCTAAATCTATTTTAATAGACTGGAAGTGAGCGTCATACTCGTACTCACCTGGTTTTACAGTTCCGTATACAATACTCTCTTTGTATAATGCAGAACCAAATACTTTTGCGTTCTCTAGTACTAATTTTAAATCTAACATGGCAAATAAAATTTTAATGAGTTATCGTATACACAAGCTCTTTGTGCATACATTGGATAGGGGGTATGTTCTCCCCGTCCCTTTTTTAGTAGGGGTTCATTGTTAGGTGCTAACCACTTGCGTATTATCACAACTATAAAAAATATAATAAGGGGGGGGTATAAATAAAATATATAACTTAGGGGGGTACATAAATACATAACCCTAATGAAAAATTTAAAAGGACTAGGTACTTCTGAAGAATTAAAATTGATAACTCACATTATTGAATGTGATGATTTATTGGTAATGATTGTATATTCATTTAGTGGTGAATTATTATCAATAGGCTTTGAAGAATAGGTTACACCTATACTACACGTATGAGGTCTAACCTTAGTTAAGGTTTACCTTATACTAAATTGACACCATTAAAAATTGCAGTATTTCTTATCTAATATACTCTTACTAAGCGAGTTACGTTTTTTTGTACTATCCAAAACGTATAGTCTGACTGTATGTTTCAGTGAGCTATTACTATCATAAAGTTGGGGTCATTACTATCATAAACATGATAGTAACACTACCGTATTTGGATAGTTTCTCCTCATAACTAATTTATTTTACATTGTCAAGTATTATTCAAAATAAATTATGACTATTTCATTAATAAAATATTACTATATGATTTGTATAGTATAAAAAGTTTTTTATATTTGTACTATCAAATATTGACAGAAACTTATATATTTGTAATGATATACAAAAGAAAAAGAAAAATGGTAACAGTATATTTAGATACTAAGGAGAGTGTTCTTTTAAAATCAAAAGACAAATCTTTTCACGTATTATTTTATATTTTGAATCAAGCTGATATAGAGCACAACTTATGGTATGCTGACAAGTTACATAAAAACTATATCGTAGAAAAGTTGAGTATTTCACCAACTACGTTGGATAAACATTTGGCTTCATTGAAAGAGAGAGATTTAATAAGACCTGCTGGTACTAGAGGGAAGTACAGATTAAACATGCATATATTTTCAACTTAAATAAATAATTATGAAAGACAATTTAAAAATCGTTAAGGCTACTGAGGGGAAGGAGAGTTCAACAGAGGCAACGGCGAATGAGACAGTTAATCCACCAAAACAAACGTTAGAGGAACGGAAAGCAGAAAAGGCTTCTTGTAACAGAGAAATTGCAGCAGTATTGGAGAAGTACGGTTGTCAGTTGACAGCACAAATGATAATCACTCCAACACAAGCAATTCCTCAAGTATTTTTAATTGATGCAAGAAATTAGATTTATATACCATGAAAATGATTTAAATTCCTTAATCAAAAAAGAAATTGATTTATTAGAAAAGGTTGAGGAATATTGTGAAAGTACTAATAAGCTAATTGAATGCAATTACAAAATATCTACTTCTGATAAAATAGTATTTACATTAGAAGTTAACATTAAAAAATTATGAAAAAGAAACTACAAGAATTGTCAGATATTTTTGACGCAGTGATTAACCAGATAAATGCTGGACAACTACAAAAAGGTACAGGTTTAACATTTTACTATAATCTTAAAGTAGATACGCATGATAAGGATACTATTTATATAGTAAGTTTTTCATTACGTGAAATAGGTCATGGTGAGAGAGTTTTACAATCTATACCTTTTAAAAAATTAGAATCGCTTGATAGATATGCAATGGAATATCAAGTGATACTAGCAGTAATGACAATATTAATAGAAACTGCTTTGATTGAATGGAACGAGTTAGGTAAATTATTAAATACTGACATTAAATTACAACAAGCAGCTAGAGAAAGTTTGAAGCAATGATAAAAAAAATAATAAACTTACCTACAAACGACAGCAAAATCTACAAGCAGATACTTGCGTTCTTGAATTTTAGCCTAGAAGCTACTCCTCAAGAACGTGAGGTGCTTGCAGAAATCATTCAGTTGAATAATGAATATGAAGCTTTACCTGCTAAACAAAGAGCTAAGTTTTTATTAAGTACTGATATGCGTAAAGAAATGAGGGAAAAATTATTAATTGAGGAAAAACAGTTTAATGTAATCTTATCCAGAATTAAAAAGAAAACTATTTTTGGAGAACCTGTATTTGATGACGATGGTATAATAAGTAATCATTTAGTAATGAAACCTGATAACGAGGGGTTACGAATAGAGATAAACTTAATCAATACTATTAATAAATCGAACAAGACTTCTCCTATTAAAAAAGAAGAGGAAGGTAAAGAAGAGGAAATGACTATTATTCCTACAGTTGACAGTGATGCACCTAAGAAATTAGCAGCACCTGCAAATGGTACTGATAATATTATACATGAGGATGAACTTCCTTCAGGTTTTGTAATACTTGGACCCAATGGCGAATAAGCAAAAACAAATGTTAAATAATATTGCTAAGCGACATGGGTTATCTATTTCACAAGCTGAAGAAATATGGACATTGTTAATTGATAAAATTGCATCGACTATATCAGACTTAGACAAAAAGAACGATGACGGTACGTATGATTTAGATAAATTTAAAACAATTAATGTTCAAAATTTTGGTAAATTTATTCCTCATAAACGTCATATACTGAATGCTAATAAATGGATATTAAAAAAGAAAGAAGATGAAATTTAAATTAGACACAGAAAAGAAAACGATTCAGATATTAGATGATGCTGTTTCATTAAAGGATTTAGAAAGGATAGTAACTCAATATCTTAAACCAGCTATGGAGTGGAAACTTATTATAAATGAAGCAAAGAAGTCTACTATTAATCATAATCCTTGGACAGTAGATAATCCTTATAGTAAAGCAGGTATGCAATTTGAAAATCCTGTCGAGTCGTTAAAAACATATTGTACACATTGTAAAAATTCATTAACAATATGAAACATTTAACTAATAATTTTTGGGTAGAATATCAAGAACTGTCAATGGCACCAGGTTTAGATAAGTTTTACATTAAAGATAAATCTAAAAACAAAACAGAAAGCTCACAGATAATGTGGGCTATTGATCTATGTGAAAACTTAGATTCAAAATATTATAATAACCCAAATAAGTATAAGTTAATATCTAAGATTTATTTAAAGGATGAAAAGTTTAAATGGGAAGCATATAAAGATTTAATTGAATTCTATAAAGAATGTTGTTTAACTGATGCAGAACGAGCAATGACCATATGGAACGATACTATGAGATTACGTAACATATCTTTAAAAGAGATGTACCAAGATGCTTTTAATATTAAAGATACAGATGAATTAGTTAAATTAGATAAAATGTTAGCAGCTACGCCTAAGATGTTCGATGATTATAAAAAGATTCGAGCTGATTACGAAGAAGAGAAAACGCATAAGAAAGGGAAGAATATTAGTTCAATGTCAGACGCAGATGAAATATGATTGTTAACAATAGTTTATTTAAATTATCAGAAATTCCTAATTACCATCCTGAGTTAGAGTATTACGAACGTTTGGAATTTTGGGGAATACAGAAAAGAAGATGTATTGAGGGACATTGGCAATCTGGTAAATGGATGCCAGGCCCATTATATTACTATATCAACTTTCACAATATACTTTTTGAAGACGATACATCAGTAGCCCAAGCTACAGGTCTACCATGGCTACGTGACATAGATTGGGAATTCTTTTTGATTTATGAAGAAGCAAGAGGTTTCTCAGGCTTTACTAATGATAAAAAGTTTACATGTGATAGAAAATATGGGCCTGAAAAAGAACTTGCTTTAAAGTTAGGTCGTATAACTCAAGCTGAAATAGATAGTAAGACTTATATTGAAGCAAGAGACTATTTAAGAAAAAACCACGGTGAAAATTTAGGTAAACCTTTATATAAAAATGAAGCTAGACATGTTATCAGTATTCAAAGTAGAGGGGGAGGTAAATCATATGGTTCATCTGGATTAGGTGCACACAACTATTTATTTGATGGTGCAACTGACTACGATGTATATCTTGAGCACAAGAAGCAAAAAAACTATATTGCCTCAGATACAATAGTAGGTGCAATTGATACAAAGTATACAGAACCATTAATTAAAAAAATTAAAACTGCATTTAAGCATTTAGCAGGTAGTTACAGAGAAGGAGATAATTACTTTCCTTCTCCGCTTGAAGTATCTCACACTGGTTCACTTGCTCCAAATAGAGAGTATACTTCTAGGACAGGTTCACTTCTTAGACATAGAACGTTTAAAGATAATCCACTTGCTGCCAATGGTACTCGTCCTAACTTAGTATTATTAGATGAGATTGGATTTATGTATAACGTAAAAGAATCATGGGCTGCGATTGAAGCAACTCAGCAATCTAAAGCTAAAAAGAATCTTGTTATATGGGCATTGGGAACAGGTGGACTTGTATCAGGTAAAGCTGCTCTTTATGCAGAGTCTATATTCCGTAATCCTGCAGATTACAATTGTTTAGTATTTGACGATGTATTTGAAAACAGAGGTAAAATAGGATACTTTGTTCCATTCTGGAAAACGCTTAATGAATTTAAAGCAAAGCCTAATTTAATTACAGATGAGCAAAAGGCAATGATGTATGTTACTCATAGAAGAGAACAAGCTAAAAAATCAGATGACCCTTCAGTTTACCAAGGTGAAATTATTAATGGTCCAATCTATCCGTCAGAGGCATTCTTAGTTGTAGAAGGTTCTTATTTCCCTACACTATATCTTAAAACACATCTTTCTGAATTAGAAGGAGGTTCTTGTAAAAAATACTTAGAGTCTTCATTTAGAGGAAACATTTCATTTAGTAGTTCAAACGAACCTGAATTTACAAGCATTCAAGATGCTAAACCAATACGTAATTATCCTTTAGGTAAAAACGACCCTAAGTCAGGATGTATTGAAATATGGGTTAAGCCGCAAAAGAATGACGAAGGGGTAGTTCCTTATGGTACATATATTGGAGGAATGGACGTTGTTGATAAAGCACGTTCTACTACAAATTCACTACCTTCAATTTTAATAATGAATAGGTTTACTCGACAAGTTGTAGCAGAATATACAGGTCGTACAGACGACCCTAACGAATTCTATGAAATATGCAGAAAACTATTATTATATTACAATGCTACAGGAATGTATGAAAAGAATTTACCTGGTCTGTTTACATACTTCGAACGACATAGGTCGACATATTTACTAGCAGATACACCTTACCAGCTACGTAATTCAGATACTTATAAAGTAGGGACAAATACTGCAAAAGGAATTGATGCATCTGGTAAAGTAAACAGTACAGGAAGAGATTTAATTAAATCTTGGTTATTAGAAAAGGTATCTGAAAATTCAGAACAACGAGTATTAGAAACTATATACTCTCCTGCAATAATAAAAGAATTAATTATGTGGAATCCTGCAGGCAACTTTGACCGTGTTTCAGCGTTAGGTATGTTAATGTGGCATGATGCAACCCTACAAGCTACAAGTATTAAAAGAACTCAAGAGGTTAAAACTTTTCTAGATGACCCTTATTTTGCTAAGATGGGAGTATTACGTAAACACAATAGCCCTAAAGATTGGAAAAATATACCTAATAATGATACTTTATATTAATAATTAAATTTTTATATTTAACTTTGTTATTTAAAATAATATTCTTATGGCTTATAAATCTAAAACAGATATTCAAGGATTCATTAATTTTCCTAGACAAAAATTATCTGATAAGAAAAAAACTATTCAATGGTATAAAGACAATGTAGACTTTGCTGAAAACATGTTGACTAGTGACCAAGACTTAAGAAACTCTATTAAGAATAAACGCACTAATTATAATTTACGTGCTAACATAATTAATGTAAATGATTTTGAAAAATTCATAAATCCTGACGGATTAGATTTAAGAACATTACCTGCTACGTTTCAACATATAGGTATTGAGAACAATAAGCTTAATTTATT